TCAACATATGTTTCATCAATGGTCCATAGGTTTAATCCCCTATTGGCCCATTCCAAAAATATAAGATTCAAAGATCTTCTAGCTGTTCTTAAATCATACCCACTGCGAACTTCCACGCCGCATCTTTCAAATGCTTCTTCACAAATTTCGTCAATCGAAAGATCGAAGGTATAAGTGCCTGAATAAGCCATCTACCCCCCTAAGCGTAGTATTTAATCCATTCAGAAACAATACTATACGTATCACCTGCCGAGTGGGCCGGTATTAGTATATCCACATCTCCAGTATATCCACTGGCTTGCGTATTCTGCAAACCGCCAATAGAACTGAAATCATAATTATCATATCCGTTCAAAGATAAGAATGTCACGTCTGCAGTCGCAGCCCATGTTAATCTAGCTGCATCCGCTACTGCGGTTGGATTAATATTAAACCAAATTTTATTTAAAGCTATGAGATTGCACGCTTTTCCTTTAGTTCCTCCTTCAGAATAAGCAAGTCCAGAAACGTCAATTGTTGACGTGCCTGTGCTTCCATCCTTGGATGCGTCTATATTTAAGATATAAATTAATTTTCTAGCTCCATCGAACTGTGTCGTAATCGTCGGATCATATGCCATTTTTTAATTCCCCTTTTAAAAGAGTGGGGTCATTACACCCCACTCACGGTTATATTATTTTAACTCCAAGATGGTGCTGAGACGCCCATTCTTTCACTTTTAATTTTAATAAAGTCAGTGTAAAGAGCGTTTGTATCAGTCCCTTTGGATTGCCACCCTAGTGAAACTCCAAGCATCTTGTCATATGGTAAGTTAGTGTCAGCAACAGTTGCCACTCTAACACCATTATAAAAGACCCAGAATTTACCTGCTGTCGCGCCATCATGATAAGAATCACGACCGGCTGGGACATACATAAACCCTAGTCTTATAACTTCATCAGGAGTGCTAGGAGCAGTCGCTGATTTAGTTGTGATAGCTGCATCCGCTAGTGTAATACTAGTTGATCCACCTGGTGCAGTGACCAATGTTGAAGATGTTGCGCCACCCACAGTGCTGCTTTTTACAGAAAATTGAATAGTTGTTGTATCTTCTGCGTGATGAAATCCAACTCCATCCAAAGGAACCGCTATAGGATCAGCATAAGTAGCGATAGCTAGCCCATGCCATGTGTTTAGCTTATCCACATCCTTGATAGCAAATTGCGTTTCATAGGATAAGATAAGTCCTGGAGTAGTAGAATCTCCTTTTTGGAAACTCCATACGTCCGGTCCTTCTAATAAGTTGACAGCATTAGCTCCTGGAGCAGTATCTACCTGCGACAACCAACCATTATCATAGTCAGCTGTTTGGGTTTCAGAACCACCCTCATCAGTAATTGTCCAATCTGCGGGAACATATTTAAAGAAATCGTCAAAATAGACGAATTCTGTCAACGCGGATGTTGGATCCGGTTGTTTCAGTACAGACCAAAGAGGATTGCCCCCCTTGTCTCTACCAGGGTTATTCGTAACCCCATTCGAAAAATGTGTAGTCATAATAACAATCCCTCCTTGGGATCAGTGCTGAGCACCATTATTATGTTGTAAGCAGGGCGAACTAATTTCGCCCTGCTTTAATTATTGAGTTACGCACCCTGTGAACCAAACATTCCACGAGGATCGGACCAGCCGAAGCTGTACCTTGCTCTCGCTTTATATCTTACGTTCCCAGTGTCGAAGTCACCTTCCATTGCTGTTCGTATAGGTGCACGATCAAAGTGCTTCATGCCATTTGGTGCATCGGTTTTAATAAACCATGCATCAGTGTCTGACAAGAAGTGATTGATAACGTACCCTTCCGGAATCATACCCATGTTTTTAATAGCATTGATATCATTATCAGCAGTTCCCACTCTACCTGGAGATTGTAACAGTCTTTCAGCTGTAAACTGTAAGTTTACAGGAAGAATTAACTTCATGCCACGTAAAGCGATTTTTAACCCCCGCTCATCTTTCATGTTTGAAATATCAATAAGCGCTTGCTCGATTGAAGTTTCATTAAGATCAGCTTGAGTTGACAACGTGTTGGAAAAAGTGCCAGCAAGAATAGTGTGTGAGGTTCCGCAAAGAACGGATCCGTCACCACCAGTGTAAGAAGTGTTAAATGCTCTGTTAAGAACATTTGCACCTTTTACTTGCTTAGCATTTGCCATTGAACGTGCCAACGCTTTTGTGTATCTGGTACTGATTTTGTCGTAGAGGTTATCCTCTACAGCTTCTTCAGTTAGTGAGAATGCAAGGGCAATGGTTTCATGAGTGTAACGCGCGGTAAAAGTTTCTTGTGCATCGTCGTATGATACGCCGGCACCCTCCGCTTTTGTTGACGCATTGCCAAACCCAGAAAGCATTACTTCTTCTTCAAAAGCACGATCAGAACTTTCGGTTTCGAAAATTTCTTCGTACTCGTTTTCGTAACGGCCGTACTCTAACCCGAACAAAGCATTGAGGCCTGGTTCAAGTTCTTTGACCAGTTGTGATCTAGAAATTGCCATTTATAAGACCTCCTATAAGCCTGTTGTACCTGTACCACCACTTAACTGATGATTGTTAATTTTAACAATCCAGTTTGCATTATCAGCACTGACATCACTGTTGTCAGGGTCAGTAGATAAATGCAACAACTTCAATGGAAGAGTAGCGTTAGTATTCTCTGTAGTAGAGTCTATTTCAGCTACCGACTGTCCATTAACGGTTGTAGGGCTTGCGGTAAAGATAAAATCAGCGTTCAGGTTAAGATCAGCAAGTGCCATTGTGCCATCACATTGTATTTCGTACAATGCCATTGGATCATCAAAGACAAATGCTACAGCATCAGTTGCCGCATTCGATGGCCAGTAATTTGACCATGAAGGTTTACTGGTAGTTGGATCCGTATAGAAACATCCATCAAAAACACCTAGAAGAGGACTTGCGGCGTCAGCTTTTGCGACACTACCTGTAGTATCGAATTCCACTGGATCGCCTTTGTATATTGCTGCTTCAGAAGCTGCAATACGGTATTCCGTTCTTCCAACGTTGTTGACGTTGCTTCCAACTTTTCCTACTAACCTAAAACCAAAAGGGGCGTCTACATTTGCCATGTAAATCTCTCCTGTTTAAGTTATTAGTGTGTGACAGAAGACTTATTTCTTCTGACCTCCACCAAAAGTTACGCGTGATTGCCTGTCTGCGTGGATTGGCATACTAGGATGTCGTTCCTTCATCAGATCATGTTCTACTGCGTCATCCTTATCCTGAGTTATTTGGTCAAAATAAGCCTTACGTTCCTTTATGATCTCGTTAGGAATTCTAGCTAGTAACAATCCACCTACTCCTATAACACCTTTATGTTGTCCCGTATCAATCTGAGGAAATTGTCCGTCTGGGTATTCGTCAGCTCTGACAAATTCCCAACCTTCACGTAGTCTCGCAGAAACATTTTTAGTGTCCTGAAAGCCTAAAACCTCAGCTCTAATCCAACGATGACTAAATCCCGTTGGAGCGGGTGGTGCCTCTAAGGCTGATGGAGGAGTCCAAGGTTTCCTTCGTTCTTTTTTAACTCTGGTTTCGGACTCGCGCGAGGGTATTTTTTGTGTTTTTAATTTTGTATTCATGCTTACTCCTTCACGTATTTCGCATATTCTTCAAGTGGCACACCTAACTTTTTAGCAATGGCAACTTGTGACGGTGTGAGCCTCACTGTGCCGCGCCTTCTGCCCGCTATGTTAGTCCCTCTGGTTGCAGAGGCAACAGACTGGGCTGGCGGTTGTTTCCTATCAAACTTATGTGGGAAATTTTCCCTCATCCTTTTGTCCACTTCATTATAGTACAAATTGGACTGTGGGTCAATACCTTCTTCCACTAGTTTACGATGAATTGAGAAGGATGTCAAGGTCATTGGTTCATCCTTTCCAAACCATTCATTCTTTTGCGCCCACTCTTCGGCCTTTTCGTCAGGCTGAGGAGGAGGTGGCATTGTTGGTTGTTGGTACTGTCGTGGAGGCGCATTTTCCAAGTCTTCAGCCATTTTTTTACGCTGAGCCTGGGTTGACTTCACACGCTCGTTTTCAATGGCGAGACGTGATAAAGACTGCTGGGCATCCACTTGACCATCAACATCCCCTGTTTCCAGGGATTGTTTCAATTTTTTCTTTGCAGCGTCTGTTTCTGCAACGACCCTGCTTTCATACTCCGAAATGTAGCCTGTGTCAAGACTTTTTGTCCTGTTCTTTAGACCCTCATTTTCCCTGTGTACGTTTTGTGCAAATTGTGTGGCAGTGGCCTCTCTTCTTTCCGCTTCCCTTAATCTAAAAGTAAGCTTGTTAATTCTTCTTTTAACGTCCTCACTATACTCTTCAACCTCTTTCTCCGAGGCTTGAGGAGATTCTTCTTCTACCTTAACTTCCGGCTTTTCCGTTGCAATCTTGTTAGGATCATCCTTTATTTCTACTTCAGTCTCTAATCCTTCGGAAGGAAGATCAACCATTTTTTCTTCCACCTCGGATTGAGTCTGTACTTTTGCGTCTGCAGGCATAATTTACTCCTGTTATTTATATTGCAAGATATCCTCCGGGTCTTTTACCACGGCGATTAT